TCAGTGCCCTGTGGAAACGCGGTAGGAGGGTCGTTGAGCCTCACAAGGCCGCAGTCGCTCGGCTGTTTGACTATCCGCTTCACATTGTCGGCGGCGGGCTGATCGACGCAGCGTTCTTCCAGCTCGGAACATTCGCAGGGCTACTGGTGACGGGTGTGAGCGTCATCGTGCTCGGCCAGTTGGTGGGTGACGACGAGTGAAGAAGGCCAGGCTTCGCAATCAGGCACGCAACGACCCTCGCGTGCCCTTCACTGTTCCGAACGGGACCTCTGGCTTCCTCAGCGGCTTCCGTCAGCAGGATCGCGAAGCGATGGTCCATGCGATGGCTGCGCTAGGCGACGTGTACTCGATCGTGTCTCTCGTCAGCTCGTCAGTGTCGCGAACGTCTTGGCACCTCTACCGCAAGCAGGTTGTCGACGGCCGCCGGCGTTACACAACTGGCGACCACGGTGACGATCAGCGGACAGAGGTTACTCGGCACGCCGCACTCGATCTCTGGAACAAGCCTAACCCCTTCTACACGCAGCGCTCGTACGTGCAAGGGCAGCAGCAGCACCTCGAGCTGACTGGCGAAGGCTGGTGGGTGTTCCAGAAGCAGGGCAACATTCCGCTGAACATGTTCTACGTGCTGCCGCATCGCATGGAAGTTGTGCCGAGCCCGCAGACGTTCATCGCAGGCTACATCTACACCGGACCTAACGGTCAGCAAGTGCCACTGCAGACCGACGAAGTTATCGGTCCGCCTGCGTTGTGCTTCCCGAACCCTTGGGACCCGTTCCACGGACTAGGACCTGTGCAAGCGGTGCTGACAGACATTCAAGCGGCTGCGTACTCGGTGCAGTGGAACAGGAACTTCTTCCTCAATGACGCTCGTCCCGGTGGCGTGCTCATGACAAACCAGCCGACGATGGCTGACGATCAGTTCGACTTGTTCGCAGACCGTTGGCGAGAGAGCCACAAGGGCTTGAGTGCGGCTGGAGCTGTTGCCGTGCTGGAAAACGGTGCTACATGGCTCCCAGCAACGATGAACATGCGCGAGATGCAGTTCGCTGAACTGCGAAAGATTTCGGGCGACGTGATTAGGCGTGCGTGGCGGATTCACAAGCACATGATTGGCGACGTGGACGACGTTAACAGGGCCAATGCAGAGACGGCCGAGGAGACGTTCGCCCGCTGGTTGGTGTCAGAGAGGCTCGACCTGATTCGCGATGTGCTGAATGGACCTTACCTCACTCTGTTTGGCGCGCAGGATCAGGTCGAGTTCGATTATGACGACCCGGTCCCCGACAACCGTGAGGCTGACAACTTCGAGCTGACGACCAAGTGCAATGCCGCATCGACTCTAGTTGCAGCTGGATACGATCCGGAGGACGTCCTCGAAGTTGTTGGCCTGCCAGCGATGAGCTTCACAGGAGCGACAGCCGTCGAAGCGGCGCCTGAGATCAACCCCGAAGTTGAGCTTCCAGAGGCGGCTGAAGGGCAAGGTGGCGACACCGCCGACGAGGCACAGGCCGAGCTGGCTCGAGCATTCCGCGAGATTGCCAACCGGGAAGTCATCGAAGGTTGGCCCAAGGTGCTTGCCAGCCTGAATGGGAGGCCGTAATGCTAGGCACGCAGGCTGACATTGACGCCGAGGTGTGTGAGGTGTGTGGCAAGCTGATCTTGCTGCCTTCGCGTCGCACGATACTGGACGACGGTCGGGTTCAGCTCCAGACGAGTATGGGCCCGATACAGGAGCACATGGCCAACGCGCACGACCAGGTCTGGTCGCCGCCAAGAGAACAGCGAGGAGTTCGTACATGAGTAACAAGTATCGTGTGCGGAACATGCAGGCGGGCGCCAACTGGTTCCGCATTATGAACTTGCAACACGGCCCGACTCGCGTCGACATTTACGACGAGATTGCAGCGTACGGCGTCGATGCTCAGGACTTCGTCAAGGAGCTGAGCGCCATCTCCGGCCCTGTGGAACTGCACATCAACAGTCCGGGTGGCAACATCTTCGACGGGATCGCGATCTACAACGGTCTCAAGCAGCACAAGGACACCATCTCGGTGGTCGTTGACGGCCTTGCGGCTTCCGCTGCCTCGTTCATCGCGATGGCTGCGAGCCCGGGCGAGTTGACGATCGCCGACGAGGCCTCGATGATGGTGCACAACGGCTTCGGCATGTGCATCGGCGACGCTGACGACATGGAGGAGATGGCAGGCCTCCTGCGCAAGCAGACAGACAACATCGCTGGCATCTACGCCAAGCGAACCGGCCTTCCGGCGGCGCATTGGCAGGAGATGATGTCGAAGGAGACCTGGTTCATCGGCCAGGAAGCCGTCGACGCCAAGCTGGCTGACAAGTTGCTGTCGGACAACGAACTAGCGAACAGGCACCGCGGGCCGGTCAACACGCAGCGGCACCTGACGAACCAGAACGTGGACGAGACACCTTGGGATGGGCCAGCCGCTATGCAGGAGGCTCTGCACGGCGACAATCCCGAGGCCGCATTCCGGAGCATCTGCGCAGGCGAAACTACGTTGGGTCAGCCCGACGAGGCGCAGCACTGGGCGCTTCCACACCACAAGCACCAAGGCGGACCGCCGAGCAGGAAGGGCGTCAGCTCTGCCCTCGGCTACTTCGACCGAACGCAGCACTTGTCGAACCCGTCCGCCGCGAAGGCCCACCTGGAAGCGCACGAGAAGGCGATGGGCGCCGACACTGGCTCCGAGGAGAGCCAGGACCACGTAGCAGACGAACTCGCCGCAATGGCAGATGCACTAAGGAAGGTGGATAGATGACGACCAAGACAAAGGCCATTCCGGCGAACCCGGAGGAGCTGGCTGACTTCCTCACGCAGCCAGACCAGTGGCCAGACGAAGTCAAGAGCAAGGGCGGGCTGCAAGCCTTCCTGACGCAGTACGGGCAGCAGCTGATGTCCGGCGACCCGACGCTCATGCAGCAGGTCAACGAGCAGGTGCAGAAGGGCCTTCGCGACTTCATGAAGGAGTTCGCGGGCCAGAACAGCGGCGTGCCTCGTGTCGACCTAGCTGACAACGGCGCGCCGCGGCTTCGTGGCTTCGCTAGCCAGGCACCCGTCAACGGCGGGTTCCCGACAGGCAGCTACCAGGTCCAGAAGCAGTGCCTGTACAACAAGGCGGCCCGGAACGCAGCGCTTGACAAGATCGTGAACTCGTTCCCCGAGTTCCTTCAGGGCGTCGCGGCCAAGCAGCGCGGCTTCAACTTCCGGAACCGGGACAAGCTCATCGAGCAGATGGACAAGATCGCCGAGATCCAGAACACGTTCGGCACGGACGCGCCCTCCGACGGTGGCTTCTTGGTGCCCGAAGAGTTCCGGTCCGATCTGCTGATGGTGGCTCTCGAGCATGGCATCATCCGCCCGAGGGCGACGGTCATTCCGATGTCCTCGCAGACGCTCGCGATTCCGACCGTGGACGACAAGGACCATTCAGCCGGCGCGCTCTTCGGTGGCGTGCAGACGTACTGGGTGGACGAGTCGACGCAGCCGACCGAGTCCTCGGGCAAGTTCGCCCAGGTCAAGCTGGACGCGAAGAAGCTGATGGCGTACCTTTCGGCGCCGTCCGAGCTGGCAGCGGATGCGCCAGCGTTCAACGCCTACACCAACCAGGTGCTCCCGCAGGCGATTGCCTTCGAGGAGGACTACCGCTTCATCCAGGGCAACGGCGCAGGACAGCCGCTCGGCTACCTGAACAGCGCAGGCATCGTCACCGCGTCGACCGGTTCCCACCTTGGTGCGAACACGATCGGCGTCGAGGACCTGGCGAACATGTTCGCGAGGCTCCTGCCCAGCTCGATCATGAACGCGATCTGGGTCGCGGACATCGGCGCGTTCCCGCAGCTCGCGGTCCTGGCGGTGCAAGGCTCGATCGCCAACAGCTCGCCTGTGTGGATGAACAACGGCATCATCGGAGCGCCTCCGATGGCGATCTACGGTCGGCCGCTGTTCTTCACCGAGAAGTGCCCGTCACTGGGAAGCCTCGGCGACATCAGCATCGTCGACCCGAGCTTCTACCTCGTCGGTGACCGCCAGTCGGTCAGCGTCAGCATGTCGGAGCACTTCGCGTTCGCGAGCGACAAGATCGCCTACAAGGTGATCGAGCGCATCGACGGTCGGCCTTGGCTGCAGAGCGCGATCACGCCGCGTAACGGTGGCAACACGATCTCGGCCTACGTCAACCTGAGCGCCACTCGTACCTGAACATTCCGGGTGACATGCAAGCGGTCACTTGGCAGTAACGCCCCAACCGGAATAGGAGCAAGATATGTCAGCAAGGCAAGGGCTCGGCGACCTGTTCAATCTCGCCACGTCCGCGACCACGGCTCTCGTGCGTGCAAACCTCGAGCAGTCCGTCGGCGCAACGATCGTGCTCATCGGCGCGTCCTCTGGCAACGCCACCCTCCAGGAAGCGAATGCGGCCTCCGGAGGCACGATCCAGAACATCGGCACCGGTGTCACGGTCTACTACACGCAGAACAACGGCGTGTGGACCAAGACTACGCAGGGTGCGGCCGCTACGGTGACCGCAGTCACAGGTGCCCTGCTAGCGGTGTACTTCCCGGCAGTGCAGTTCAGCTCCGGGTTCAAGTACATCGCGGCGACGCACGCATCGGGTTCGTTCGTCTACATCCTGCACGAGCTGCAGGGCAAGCGGACGCCTGAGAACCTCAAGGCGGTGACATCCTAGATGGCTCAGGAGAACCCGTCCAACATGACGGCAGC